CCTAAAAAACACTTATAAATAGACTATTTTCATTAAAAACGTTTAATAAAGGCCTTTTTAAATGTATATGAGTGTTTTATTGTTTTCCACAATGGCTGTGGAATAGTAAGGTTAAAGGTGTTAATAAGTGTGTTATTCTGTGGAAAAGGTAAGTTAATAGATCTTATAAAGCCCTGATCTTATTGTCATCTAAGGCCGTATTCTATCAGGCCTTTCCGATAATGTCAACCCCTCCCCCAAAAATACTCTGAAACCCCCGAAGTTTATGACCCACACAGTTACTCACCTCGAAATGACTCCTATAGTGTAACCACGGCAATCATTGATGAGTTCCACACAATCACTGCTACAGACCATTGACACTCTCAAAGCAAATGGCACCTACAAAGTAACAGTCACTGTGCTCCCCTCACAGATTAAGCGTAGACGCAAGTCCGTGCTTTGATTCACAGTCCGCAATGACTTTAAACTACACATCACAAACAAACACTCACTAACACTTTATCATGACCAAATCTGTAATGATCTCCCTGCTTCGTAAGGGTAACACAGGTTCACAGATTCTTGAGATCCTTGAGTCTATCTCACAGGGCGCTAATGAACAGCAAGTAGCACAAGTCGCCAATGAGCCAACACTTATGGAATTGGAGTTCTGATCATATAAGGGCCCTATATAAGGCCGGCTTATGTAAGGCCCCGGGGCCTTAAGGCCCCTTATACAACACTATCTAACACATAGGACACATTGACAGAGTTACTCACCTCTAATTGACCACTATAGTGTAACTACTACTCACAGACTATGAACAACACTTTCACTGATACATTCGATTGGTTGAATGAAGGTGACGTGACAGTATATGATTATCTAAGTATGATCAACGTCACTCCACTAAGTATCACTGAAGATGAAGGAACTAACTTCCCAGGGTATACAATAACCTTCAAATGTTTTGATGATATCATGACATTTTGTAGAGGTTATTATGGTGATCATAGTGATGAAGAAATCAAAGAGATTTACGGTTGGTAAGTAACACATAGGGAGGACAATCTCTCCTCCCTCAGATATAACACTATCGAAACAGTTAGTGTTAACAACTTGACAAATAACAGTCCTTATGTTATAATTAGTGAGGGACAGTTAGTATAACATAACGACAGTGTTTTGTGTTTTTCGATGTTATCCTTATGGTCGCATAGCGGTTGCCCTTAAGAAAAAGCTGGCTCGCCTAACCTACAACGACACTCGATTGGCCTTGATATATTGCAGAATAAAAAAAAGTTTCTATATAAAAAAATCCCCGTAAGGGAAATGCCCCCTGTAGACCCGCGCATAAAAAGACCGTATGAGTATTTCAAAGTTATATCACATATATTTGAGGGATGAATGTATCATGCCTTCGTTAGACAAGGAGAAGTTTAAGTATAACTGGGAGTGTTTAAATGTGATAGTAGGTTTATTAAAGACTGACTATGTAGCTGAGGATCTCTCATATGAGGTAGTGGAAGTACTACATGAAAGAGAGGATATCAGTAATCTGTCAGATACTAGTTGTTAACTTGACAGACACTAAATATCGAAGTATAATAAAAATTGAACTGGAGTGACACTACAGCATGGCTAAGGGATTTACAGTCAAAGCATCAACACCAAAGAAAAAGGAAGAAGGTCCTGAGTGGGATTATGATGCAATCAAAGAAAGAATGAGAGGGAAGGCAATTGTATTTTGTCTACCTGGAAGGGGATGTAGTTATGCATTCATGAAGAACTTTGTACAGTTATGTTTTGATCTTGTACAAAACCAGATGAGTATTCAGATTAGTCAGGATTACTCAAGCATGGTGAATTTCGCACGATGTAAGTGTCTCGGCGCAAATGTCTTGAGAGGGCCTGACCAAATTCCATGGGATGGTAAGTTACAGTATGATTATCAGTTATGGATTGACTCAGATATTATTTTCAACACTGAGAAGTTCTGGCAATTATGTGATGTAGCATTAGATGCTGATGGAACTGAGCGGCCTATTAGTGCAGGGTGGTATTCTACGGAAGACGGGCGGACAACCTCTGTTGCACATTGGTTAGAGGAAGATGATTTCCGTAATAATGGCGGAGTGATGAATCATGAAATGGTTGATGGTATTAGTAAGCGTAAGAAGCCATTTACTGTAGACTATACTGGATTCGGATGGGTATTAATTCAGAAGGGTGTCTTTGAGAATAAAGGTATGACGTATCCATGGTTTGCTCCTAAGATGCAAGTCTTTGAGAGTGGTGCCGTACAGGATATGTGTGGAGAGGATGTAAGTTTCTGTCTTGATGCAATTGAATCAGGATATGAGATTTGGTGTGATCCACGTATTCGTGTTGGTCATGAGAAAACCCGAGTTATCTAAACACTAATGGCAAATCAATTTAAAGTTGATCAATCAAAGGAATTTGCTTCAAAGATGACATTAATTACTGATGTAAGTAGTGATAAGTATTTGAAGCAATACCGACAACATCTACAAAACCAAGCTCAATTAGAATCAATTTATAAGGAGAACTAGATTATGGCAAAGATTCGAAAGTCTCTATTGGGACAAACGATGATTGAATCTCAACCAAAGAAAACTCGACAAGGTTGTGGTGCACATACTAAGTACGCTGCAAGTAGTCGTAATGGCAAAAGGAAGCGTTATCGTGGACAAGGAAGAGGATAAGTATAAAATGACTGTTGAGGATGAGTGGTCATCTATTCATCCTCAAGATTTATGGATTTATAATAAGTTACAGGTGAGTCGGGTATTAGGATATGAGTGTGGTCCAATGGGTCACATCGTACCTAGACCCGATTTTTATATTGTTCGACCATGTATTAATTTCATGGGTATGGGTCGTCATGCTCGTATTGAATATCTTGAAGGTGATACTGAACATCTACATCCAGCTGAGTTCTGGTGTGAAGTATTTGAAGGAGAACATATATCAGTTGATTATTACAAGGGACAACAGGAGTTAACTGTAAAGGGTGTGAGAGACCCTCAGGACCCTCTGTATAAGTGGAAGAAGTGGTATAAGGTAGATAGAGTGATACCATTACCTAAACTACTACAGAACCTAGATTACAATTGGATTAATTGTGAATTTATTGGTAACAAATTAATTGAGATACATTTAAGAGGTAATCCAGATTTTAGATATAATAATGATTCAGTTATTCCAGTATGGGAAGGAGATAGTGTTAACACCTACATAGAAGATACTGAGTATCATCGATTAGGGTTTATTATAGATGGATAAGAATTTTCTAAGAGAGATTAATCACGATCAGCAGACACCAAAGAATACCAAGAAGGTTCGTGAGGATGGGTTTTATGAAGCATCTGAAGCTGATTGGAAAGACTTCTGGGAGAATGATGATAACAAGCAGACATTGATTGATTAAAAGATTGGGTTTAGTGTAATAAATAACTCATAATTGTTGTGGAAACATTACGTGCCTGTCCAAAGAGTCAGTCAAGGTTTTAGAGATGTAAGTGCATCATTCAAGATCAACCCGTTAAATCTCGATTTAATTGCGTTGAGAAACGAGAATGCCATTGCACGATCAATTCGTAACTTAATTTTTACTATACCTGGTGAGAAACCATTTCAACCTAATGTTGGTTGTAATGTCACTAATCTGTTATTTGAAAATTTAGATAGACTTACCGCCAGTTCAATTGAATCTGAAATTAGGAACACAGTTAACAACTTTGAACCTAGAGTCCGTTTAAGAACTGTTATCGTCAATCCAAATTTTGATGATAATATCTTTGAAGTAACTCTTAAGTATGACATCGTAGGTATCGATCTTCCTCGACAACAATTATTATTCGCATTACAGCCCACTAGGTAAATGCCCTTAGTCAATTTTAGCAACTTAGATTTTGATCAGATAAAGACTTCCATCAAGGATTATCTCCGTGCAAATTCAAACTTCACGGACTATGACTTTGAGGGATCTAATCTATCAACTATTCTAGATACGTTAGCTTACAACACGTATATAACCTCATATAATGCCAATATGGTATCTAATGAGGTATTCATTGATAGTGCCACCTTAAGAGAGAATGTGGTATCTCTAGCACGTAATATAGGGTATGTACCTAGGTCCAAGAAAGCTTCTTGTGCAACAGTTTCTTTTACAGTAAACGTTTCAAACACCACAGCTGTAGCAGTAACACTTAAGGCAGGTGCAGTGATGGCATCTAGGTCAGTTGGTGTGAATAGTACGAAGAATTTTATATTCTCAATTCCAAACGATATTACCGTTCCAGTTAACTCTTCTGGATTTGCAGACTTCTATAATATCAAAATATACGAAGGAACGTATGTTGCCCAAACATTTACTGTCGATAGTGCGAATGTAAATCAAAAATTTGTACTACCTAACTCGGGTATTGATACTGATCTATTATCTGTTGTCGTAAGAGATACACAAGGATCAACGGTAACTAGAAAGTTTGAACTATTCAATAGTTTGTTTGATGTTACTGCGTCTACTAGAGCATACTTTATTCAAGAAATTAGTCAAGAAAGATACGAACTATTATTTGGTGATGGAATATTTGGCGTCAAGTTAGATAATGACAATGTTGTTGAAGCAAGTTATATCATTACCAATGGTCAATCAGCTAATAATATTAATAAATTTGCATTTATAGGTAATCTAAAATCTAGTTCTGGAGATACGATTAGTTCTGGTGTATCGATTGTAACTACGGAAGTATCTTCTGGTGGTGGTAAACCAATCGAATCTATTGATTCTGTCAAGAAGTATGCACCTCAAATTTACGCGTCACAGAATAGAGCTGTTACTGCTGCCGACTATGAAGCATTGATTCCACAGATTTATCCTGAAGCAGAGTCAGTTTCAGCATTTGGTGGTGAAGATTTAACTCCACCTTCATATGGTAAGGTATTTGTAAGTATCAAACCATATAATGGTGTCTTCCTATCAAGTGATATCAAACAAAACTTACAACAACAGATGAGAAAATACTCTGTTGCTGGTATTTTATCTGAGATTGTTGATCTAAAGTATTTGTACATCGAACCAAACTGTACAGTATATTACGATTCGAATCTGGCCCCAACTGCTTCATTCGTTCAAAATCTAACTACAACTAATATTGTTAAGTATTCCGAATCATCGGATGTCAATAAGTTTGGTGGAAGATTTAAATACTCCAAATTTCAAAAAGTAATTGATCAAAGTCACGAATCTGTAATGTCAAACATTACAAATATTGAGATTAGACGAGATATTAATACTCAACTGAATACTTTTGCTGAGTATGAATTATGCTTCGGTAATCGGTTCTATATAAGAAACCACGGACATGGTGCAAACTTCAATGGAAATCTCGTTGGGTATAATATCAAATCATCCGGTTTTACTGTCAGTGGTATTAGTGGAACTGTATACCTTGGTGATAGTCCGGTTGGTAATTTAAGTAAGGGGACTGTATTCCTGTTCAAACTGAAGTCTTCGTCAGAACCATATATTGTAAGACAGAATGTGGGTACAATTGATTATAATAAGGGTGAGATTAAACTTAACCCAATTAATATTATATCGACACTGGTGAATAGAGGTACTCCTTTGATCGAAGTTTCTGCATGTCCGTACTCAAATGATGTGATTGGTCTTCAAGATCTCTATCTACAATTGGATGTAAATAATACAGTAGTTAACGTTGTTGCTGACAATATTTCTTCTGGAAATGATGTTTCAGGAACCAACTATATTGTTTCTTCTAGTTATGGCTCTAACATTTTGGTTAGAGGGCAGTCCGTATTTGAAAATGAAGTAGGTCCTATGTCTACACCAACTACTCCTTCTAATACAATCACATTAGCAGGTAGATCAACTACTATAAGTAGAAGTCCCAGATCATCATCATCATCATCTTACTAATAAGAAGTCAGAATACAAATGACAGTAGATAGAGTTAAATTTCAAGAAATCGTTGAAAGTCAACTCCCTAGGTATGTTAGGGAAGACTTTCCACTACTAGGCGATTTCATTAAACAATATTACATCTCTCAAGAATTTGAAAGTGGTCCTATTGATGTCCTTAATAATATTGATCAGTACGTAAAAGTAGATCAATTATGTGATGTTGTTGATTCTACTAAACTTACTAGTTCATTAGATACTGTTGACACTACTATTGTTGTAAGTTCTACTGAAGGATTTTCAGACAATAATGGTATCATTCAAATTGATAACGAAATTATATTCTATCAATCCAAAACTTCAACCACATTTGTAGAATGTTCTAGAGGTTTTAGTGGAGTTACAACATATATTACTTCTGGTTCACCAGATGAACTGACATTTTCTTCAACGATTGCAGAATCTCATGCCACTGATGCAACTGTTAAGAATTTAAACATACTTTTTCTCAAAGAATTTCTCACTAAACTCAAAAGACAGGTAACTCCAGGGTTTACTGATAGAAATTTTTATACAGGATTAGATAAAAGAAATTTTATAATTAACTCTGATAGTTTTTACAAGTCAAAAGGTACTGAACAATCTTACGAAATACTTTTCCGAGCATTATATGGAGAAGATGTAGAACTTATTCGTCCATCGAAATTTCTTTTAACACCGTCTAATGCAAATTATAAGATCACTAAAGATTTTGTTGTAGAACAACTTCAAGGTGATCCTCTTGATTTGAAGAATCTTACAATATACCAAGACCTAACTGGGGCCAGAGGATCTGTTACTAACGTTCAACAGATACCTTATGAGAATTTTCAGTTTTATCAGATCAGTATTGACTCCGGTTTTGCCCGAGATAGTGATGTAAGTGGTTCTATCTACGGTCAATTTAAGCCAAATCCACTTACAAAAGTCTTAAATGAGGTAAGTGTTGGTTCAACTATCATCGATGTTGACTCTACAATCGGATTTCCAGAGTTTGGTAATCTTAATGTATTAGATATTGATGATAATGAGGTATCTATTGCGTATAGTGGTAAAACTTTAAACCAATTTTTTAATACAAGTGGTGTTATTGGTGAAATTGCAAAGAAAACTAATCTAACTTTAGACACATATTCATATGCATACGTCGGTATTGATACTACTCAGCAGATAAGAGTCCGATTTACTGCTGCAGTGAGTGATTTTATCCCCAATGGACCCAATTATTACTACAAACCACACGATACGGTAGAACTGAAGTCTCTTGGATTGCAATCTAAGACGAAAAAGTCAAACAATTACGTTTTAAATGTAAAAACTAACTGGGATGTTATAGAATCTAGTGTTATTGATGCAAATGCCTTTGTATATGAGTTCGAATTTGCAAAAGATCACTTTTTAAGAGAGGGTTATGATGTAAGATATGAGAATTTAGACCAAACTTACTCTATTTTTGGTACAGTTTCTAGAATTCTTTCTTCAAAAAAAATTAGAGTAACTTTTTCACAACAAATTAACCTAACAGGTCAGTTTACAATTGAAAATCAAACATTGAAAGGTGAGTCTCAGACATATCCTTATCTGAATAGCTATATTGCGAACGTTCAGAACACATATTCTAAGTACAATGATGATCTAATCATTGCATCTAACTCTATTCCAAAGTACGATAACCTTGAAACTAACCCATATGATAAAAAAATAACTTTTAGTGCAAATCTTCTTTCAACAAACGAACTAAAATTACCAGTTAACCCCACATCAAGACCTGATCATGGATATTATACTGGAGATGCAGTATATTTTACCTCTGCAGGAAATGGTTTTGATGATGTACCATCTGCATCGTATTTTGTTTTTAGAGTTGATGAGGAGACTATTAAACTTTCTAGAAGTAAAGCTGATCTATCTAGAAAAATTTATATCACATTTAATGGTTCTGTAGTTGATGCATCTATTTCATATCTAGATTTCTATGATAAGAATATAGAACCTCAAGGTTTGTATAGACAGATTTTAAAACCAATCAATGATGGTAAGGATTATAATACTAGAGCCGGCCATACCGGTATGTTTATCAATGGTGTTGAACTATTAAACTACAAGGCACAAAGTAGTGTTTATTATGGAGCAATCAATAGTTTGTCCATGACCGCCGGTGGTGATGGATATGACATTATCAATCCACCATTATTGGTAATTAATGATGAAGTTGGATCGGGTGCAACAGGATTCTGTAATGTAAAAGGGTCACTTATAAGACTTGATGTTACAGATCCCGGTCTTGGTTATTACGAACCTCCAACAATCTCTATTAGTGGTGGTAATGGATCTGGTGCTCAAGCTGAACCAAGAATGATTTCAATCAAACATGAAAATTCATTCTTTTCAGACTTTCCATCTCAGGTTGATCTTGTCAATAATACAATTACTTTCCCAAGTGACCATAAGTTTTTGGATGGTGAAGAGATAATCTATGAGCCAAGAGGAGCCGAAATTATTACAGGTCTTGCTACTGGAGGATCGTACTATGCTCGAGTTACTAGTCAAACTGCAATTAAACTTCATATCACTGAGGGTGATGCCTTTATTGGTATTAACACGGTTAATCTCACCAAATATGGTTCCGGCACACAATACTTTGTTGCATCAGATCTAAAACAAGTTGTATCTTCTGTCGTAATTACTAATCCAGGACAAAATTACGAAAATAAAAGAAGAACAATTCCTACCGTAGGTGTTAATACTGTATCTAATCAAGTAGAGATTGTAAATCATGGTTATCAATCAAAAGAAATTGTAAAATATACAAGACCCGATACTGGCGATAGAGTTATTGGATTATCTGAAACTACTGAGTATTATGTTGTCAAAGTTAATGATGATGCATTCTCTTTAGTAGAGGTTGGAGTTGATCCCGTCGCAACAGATTATTACTTTGACAATGGTATCATTGTTAACTTCAGCAATGAAGGTTTAGGTTCTTTTAACTATCCACCAATTACTGTAACAGTTGAAGGTGCTGCCGCGTCTTATGATAAGACTTTTGTTGAAGATTACCAAGAATTGTTCATAATCGAATCTCCGATTGAAGAAAATATTACAACTCCAGTATTTGTTCTTGCATGGACAGATACCGAAGCAGAGATTACAAATAATAGTTCAGTAATAGATGAATTCTATGTAGAAGTAAATGAGGGTTCTAATTGGTTGATTAGTGATGATCCATTCATTGGCAATATTCTTTTGTACGATGCCAAACTCCAACCAATTTTTAGAGGGTCTGTTGAGACCATTGATTTAACTTCAAATGGTGTTGGTTATGGTTCTTCAGATATTGTAGATTTTGTGAGACAACCAGAGATTATATTTGATGCAGGGGTTAATGCAAAATTAACTACTATCATCAATAATGGCAAAATTGTGGAAGTCGTTGTTAATACTCCCGGTAGTGGATACAATTCTCCTCCAGATTTGCAGATTGTTAGTGATACTGGTAACTATGCTGTTTTAATTCCGATAATTGAAGATGGTTCTATTAAGAGCATACTAATATCAAAAGGTGGTACTGGCTATGTTGCAGGAAAGACAAGTGTCAATGTGATACCATCTGGTGGTGGTGCTAGAGTAAATGCAAATATTCAGGCTTGGAACATAAATCTATTTGAAAAGAACTACAATAATATACTCGATGATGATGGCATAATTGAAGAAAATCTTTCCAATGAATCATTAGAGTATTGTGCTACATATCTACCTAGGGCTCTTCGTAGGTCTTTGAATGTAATCAATGGATTTGATAAAGATAATGAACTATATGGTACTTTTGACTTAAGTTTTGATTCACAGACTGGTGGAGAAGTTGATAACATTTATCACTCACCTATTGTTGGATGGGCATATGATGGAAATCCAATATATGGACCATATGGATTTAAAAATATTGACGGTACTGGTTCTATTTCAAGGATGTCGTCTGGTTATAAATTACAAAAAGTTCAAAAGGGTAGACCTCCATATGGGTCATTCCCCAATGGTTTCTTTGCCAATGACTATATCTTTAGTGGAGATGGTGATTTAGATATTCATAATGGAAGATTCTGTGTAACACCAGATTATCCAAATGGAACATATGCATACTTCTGTACCATTTCCGAAGGAAATGACTCTAGTGGACCATTCAATAACTACAGAAGACCTGTATTCCCTTATGTAATTGGTGATACCTATAAGTCAACACCTATTGCATTCAACTTTTTAGCAAGATCTAATCAGACTGATTATGATATTGAAGGTAAAGGTTGGTTTAGAAATACTAAGTATTACTATACAAATGGTGGACAGAGTGGATATGATTATATCTTCAACTCTAACACAGTAAGAAAACAAACTATTGATATTACTGCAACAACTGCAGGAACTATTGACTCTATTACAGTCTTTGATCCTGGTAGTGATTACCAAATTAATGATAGAGTTATATTTAATAACACTAAAACTGGTGGTAGTAATCTAAATGTTAAGGTTTCTCAGATTGGGGGTAAAACAGTAAATGCCGTAAGTCTTGCAACAACTTCTATTGAAGATGTTGAGATTTATCCAAGTACCGGTTCTAATCAATTTATTGGTCTGACTTCGGTACCACATAATTTTCTTCCTGGTAACATCATTTATATCGATGGCCTGTCTGAGACGTATAAGAACTTACAGGGTTCTTACAGTGTTGGTGTAAGTAGTGATAGATGGTACACTTCGTTAGGCATCTCTACAGGTCCTGTGACGGGTATTGTGACCTATGTCTATGTTTCTGGTTCACTTGATGAATCCATTGTAGCACCCGATGATATTCTAAGAATTGAATCTGAAAAACTTAAGGTTTTAAATATCGATAAAACTTCGAGTAGAATTCGAGTTTTAAGAGGTTATGATAATACTTTTGCGGTAGTACATAGTGCCGGTACATTAGTTCGAAACGATCCTAGAAAACTATCATTTACTGCAACAGGTATTGTTACTACAAAAGAACTAACAACCAATAGACAAATTTATTTTGAACCAAACGAGGCAATAGGCCTTGGTACTGCAACTGTTGGTACTGCCACAACGTTAGTTTTCGCTAATCCAGGTGTGGGTCAGACTCAACTGAGAGTTGATCAACAACAAATCTACATTCCAGATCATAGATTGGGATTGAACACTCCCATTGTCTATTATACTAATGGTGGAACAACTATTAATGCATGGAGTGGTATTACTAGTTCTAATATATTCCAACTAGAGTCTAACCGAAATCTTTTTGCAGTTCCTATCAGTAAGGATATCCTTGGTATTGCAACAGTTCGTGTTGGTATTGACAGTATTTCTGGAGAATATGTAGGGGTTAATAGTGAGGCAGGTGGTCTTCTTTACTTTACTAATTCAGTTGGTCTCGGTAGTTACCACAGTTTTAAAACTAATATATCATCAGTATTAAGTAGTAGATTTTCTAAAAATGTTGTTACTGTTTCTACTGCAAGTACTCATGGCATAAGACCTGGTGATAGAATTACTAACGACGTAAACCCAACCACAACTACAGAAATAGCAGTCATTTATGATGACTATAACCGAAGAATAATATTTGATCCAGACATTATTCAACCAGTAGGAATTAATACAGTATCTAATACATTTAATGTTCCTGAAAATAAGTATCAGATCGGTGATAAGGTTATCTACAGTTCGGTAATACCGGATCCTAGTCTTTCCAATAAAGGTCTCTACTATGTTTATGTCTTTAAGAATAATCAGATTAAATTAGTTGAGTATGCTTCTGAACTAGGGAAAGAAAACCCAACATTTGTCAATATTGGAACTGCGCATACTACAACAATCTCTAGGATCAATCCTGCGATCAAAGTTCAAAAAAATCAGAATTTGAAATTTAATCTTTCTGATGACTCTTTGTCGTTCACCAATTCTGGTGCTAAATTTGCCGCATTTGATATGTTTATCTACAGTGACTTATCGCATGCAAATAAATTCTGGACTACATCAAATTCCGATTCATTTGAAGTTACTAAATCTGGAATTGTTGGTATTGATACTGATGCAAATTTAACTCTTTACGTTAGTGAAAATATTCCTACCAATCTGTGGTATAACTTCGAGACTGATAATATTGATATCAATCTTCCCGTAAAGATGAGAAGATATACTGACACTTCAGTTTATAATAACAACCAGATTAATGTCACTGATAATAAATTTGATGGTAGTTATAACGTTGTAGGTGTAACATCTATGACTTTCGATTATAACATACCTTACAATAGAGATATTACTAATTCATACGATCCAACCACAGCAATTCTTAGTTACACTACAAATTCTTCTACTACAGTTGGTCCTATTTCTAAATTGACTATCTTGAATGGTGGTAGAGGTTACAGATCTCTTCCTGGATTTACTTCAGTAAGAAGTTCTACTGGTACTGGGGCATTAATACAACCGTCAAGCACTACTATTGGCAATATTATATCAACAAAAGTTAACTATATTGGTTTTGGTTATCCATCTGACACAACTCTGAATGCTCCTGGCAATTTGCCAGAAATTTTGAGAATTGAACCTTTGGCATCATTTGATTCTATTGGCATTAGTTCAGCTGGTTTGAATTATTACGAGGCTCCTGAACTGGTTGTAGTTGATGGAGCATCAAAACTACAAATAACGGATGTAAAACTGGATTATGAGTTAGATGATACCGAAGTTACTATTGTAGACAACACTATCTCACTGAACAATGTCACTCCAGAAATTATTCCTATCAATAATTCAAATGGATTCAGTATTAGTTCTATTACTTATAACTCTGTATCAAAAATTGTAAGACTATCACTATCTAAGCAGTTCAGTGATCCTCAAGACTGGCCATTTAAGGTTGGTGAGACCGTAATTGTTGAAAATATTGCGATTGGTTTTAATACTACAGGAAAAGGTTATAATTCGGAGAATTATGATTACGCATTATTCACTCTAACTGCAACTGATAGTAATCTTGGTGGATCTGGTTCATATATTGAATATGATCTTTCAGATTATCTTAGTGATGGAGAATCTCCCGGTGAAGTAACAACTTTTGCAGTAGGAAAAGTAACTCCAAAGACATATTTTCCAATCTTTGATATTAAACTCAAAATTTCTAATTTCTTTGATGGGGAAAAGGTCTCAAATGACGAGAGTGTGGGTGTAGTAGAGAGATGGGATCCGGTTAGTGAGTATTTGTTCATCTCTACTAATTCAGATTTCGAAGTTGGTAGTATCATTGAGTCCGAAACCTCTCAAATTAAGTCTAGAGTTAAATCTAAGATTGATTTTAACTCAACTATTGGTATTGGTGCAGGAACAACCTTTATTTCGGGTTGGCAATCAAATTCTGGTTTCTTGAACGACAATTTGCAAGTTATTCCCAATAATGAGTACTATCAGAACTTCTCGTATTCCCTTAAATCTAGAATTCCCTATAAAACTTGGGATGATCCAGTAAGTTCCCTCAACCATACTGCCGGTTTTGATAAATTTGCAGATTTGGTTATCGATAACAATGCTGGTAGTATTGTATCAACAAAAGAAATAACTATAGAAACGGTAGTTGATCTTATTGGTGAGGGTAGTCTGTATTGTTTCCCGGATTTTGATGGGGTAACAGAAACTACTATTGATATTGTCAATGGTAAGACTATATCCGATCAAATTGTATTCGAAAATCGAATTTTGCTAGATTACTTTGAATCTAGAGGAAATAGAGTATTAGAACTGGACGATATTAGCAATCAATTTAACAGTAATGCAAGAGATACAAAATATTCTATTGTAGACTTCTTCGACAATAAATTCTACTTCAATAAGTTCTTTACTTTAGTTCAGGATAGAGAAGTTAGAAACAGAAAACAATCTAGTATTGTTTCTGTTGCGCAAGATGGAACTAGAGGTTTTGTTAATCAATATGGTACTTTAGACACTGCAATGTCTTTGGGTTATTTTGACTATATTGGTGCAGGAACCAGTTCATGGGGTCTCACCTTCTATCCAACTCTGTTTAAGTACAATAACTATGATATTTCTTACTTCACCTTCAGTGGATTGAATGATGTAACTGGAATTGGAACTCAACAAATTGGTAATGTAGTTAAAATTTCTACTGCAAGCACTAATGTATCTGTTGCAACCACTACAAATCTGGTATCAATTTCTTCTACCTATAGAGCTGCAAAACTTCTTATTCAAATGGAAGATGCAGAAAATAACTACTATGGTAACGAACTCAATATCCTTCACGATGGAACAAATGTAACTACTCTTCAATATGGTGCAATTGACAATAAAGTTGGTCTTGCTGGTTTGCCAAGTTCTGGATTTGGAACATATAATGCATATATTTCTGGTGGACAGGTAAAAGTTGATATTATTCCTACTGTAGGAACTGCGGTTACTGCGAATGTGAGTGTCGTATCTATTGCTGACAATAGTGCTTCTGGGGTTTCTACATCAAATCTTGTAGTTACTAATCTATCATCTTATTCCAAGTCTATTGCCTCTTCAGGAACCCCTGTCGAAAATATTGTTGCTTCTTACTCATCACCATTCAATTCCGAATACTTTATAGTATCGGTAGAGGACACTACAAACAATGAGTATGAGATGTTTGAGGTAAATGTCCTTGATAATGATACTGTAAACAGAATTGTGAAATATGGTGATATTAGAACTAATGTAGGTCTTGGGACAGTTGGTGTTACGAATAGTAGTACCGAAACTCATCTTGTATATACACCAAATCCAAATATTAATGTCGAAATAAGAGCATTTGGTATTTCTCTTAAGAATTTCAACAACATTGTCGGTATTTCTTCAATTGATCTCGATAATAACATTCTATTCTCTGAATATGGAACATACACTGGTACAGAGTTCGATAAAAAGACTGCATTCAAGTTACAATCAAACAATTTAGATGTATTCCAAAGAAGTTTTGTAGGGAACAGCACTTCTATAGTTAGTACTACGAACAACCAAGTTGTTTTGGAAGATCATTTCTTCGTAACTGGTGAGAAAGTTACTTATGATTATGAAAATTCTATTCTATCAACTGCAAATGCTATTGGGATCGGAACTACAAGTGTAGCTGGAGTATCCACTGATAAACTTCCGTCTACTCTTTATATTGTCAAATATAGTGAAAAGTCTGTAGGGTTTGCAAAAAGCGCAGCAGATGCACTGAGTACAGTTCCTACCGTATTTGATCTGAGTTCTGTTGGTATTGGAACATTCCATAAAATTACCGCAACTAATCAAAATGCCAGAGCATTGTTGGCAATTGATAATATGGTTCAGTCACCTGTAACTGAGGTTAATATTGAAACACAGTTGTCTGAAAGTATTGTATTTGACGTAGATTTTGATGTTGTTGGGATTACATCGTTCAGAGCAAATGATTTGCTCAAGATTGATGATGAGATTATGCTTGTTCAGAACACGGGAGTTTCTTCTGAGAATAGTCTCAAAGTTCTACGTGCACAGATGGGAACACAGGTTGCATCACATAATATAGGAACTTCAGTCAATTTGCTTGGTGGTAACTATAATATTATCGATAATACAATTCACTTTGCCTCTGCTCCATTTGGAGCAACTCCAATTGGAACTACTACAGCAGGTCCTGATAATGTGGATTGGGTTGGTGTTACCACATACTCAAGTTTCCAAGGCAGAACCTTTATGAGGAGTGGTATTCTTAATGATGACCTTGATACATATGCGACTAACTACACTTTTGATAATATTCAAAGCGGATTTAATGGTCAAAGAAAAGTCTTTACTTTGACTCAAAATGGCCAAAATTTAGTTGGATTTGCAACAAACCAGGCAATAGTATTGAATTCAAATATTCTTCAAGAACCTCTAGGTGGTCAGATAACATCTGGTGACTATAGTTTCCTTGAAGTTGCAGGTGTTACGAGTATTACATATCTCGGTGATAGTGTCTCATCTGAAGAAGATCCAAATAAGGCTTCAATTCCTAGAGGAGGAACACTTATCTCTGTTGGTTCTACTCCAGGTTTTGGTTTCCAACCATTAGTTAGTGCTGGTGCTTCAGTATTTGTCAACTCTGGGGGTACAATCAACTCAATCAGTATTGGTAATAGTGGTTCTGGTTATAGAACTGGTATTCAAACTAACGTAGGTGTCGGTATTATCACGTCATCTGTTGGGGATGTTCGAGTTATTGGTATTGGTACTGCAAATATTGTAGATGGTCATGTAGATAGTATTGACCTTTATAACCTTGGTTCTAATCTTGACTTCAACAATCCACCAGTTGTCGTTATAGACAAACCTCTTGGATACTCAAATATTCCTTTGGTCTATAGTTCTAATTCTGCATCTGGAGTTGGTACTGGTGCAAGAGTTGATATTATTGTTGGACAAGGTTCTAGTATTATCAATTTTGAAATTGTAAGTGGTGGTTTTGGTTATAATGTTGGTGATAAACTTAATATTGCTATTGGTGGAACCACAGGTGTCAAGACTGATTCAAGTCTTCCATTCATTCCGTTTGAATTAAGTGTTACCGACGTATATCGAGATACTTTTAACGGGTTTACTGTTGGAGAACTTGATGTATTTGATAGTGTTAATGAGTTGTTTGATGGGTTAGCTACAAAATTCCCTCTTAAGATTTCAAATAAACAATTTGCGATTGAATCTAAGAAAGGTTCAAACATCAATCCTGCTCAAGCACTAATCATAACAATCAATGATATTTTACAAGTTCCTGAAATTGCATATAACTTCACTGGTGGTGGTTATGTAGAATTTACAGAACCTCCTAAAAAGGGTGATACTTGTAAAATTATCTTCTATAAAGGTACTCCAGATGTTGACGTTGTTTTTGTCGATATTCTTGAGACCGTTAAAATTGGCGATACATTACAACTGAAGAATGACATCACAAAAGGTCAAACGTTTGGATTATACCAAGACCCAAGAGTAGTGACTGGTATTACCACTCTGGATACCGTAACCACTCTTGCTTATAATGGTCCTGGTGTTACTACAAATACTGCACTGATAAGACCCGTTACCTGGTGTAAGCAAACTGATGATATTACAATTGATGGTGACTTCGTAACCAAGGATAGAGTTGACCAGGAACCGTACATCTATCCTGCAGCATATCTAACATCATATGTTGGTTTCACTAGTGTCTATGGTTATGTTGATAGCATTAGACCGTTGTTTAACTCTAGTAGTGAAACAAATCTTCTAGATTATCAAGATAAGGTTGTAATTATAGACCAAGGATCTATCGACGTTGCAACTGCCACTGCATCTACTGGGGTCGGTGGAACAATCACATCATTTACTGTAAGTAATGTTGGTGCAGGTTATTCTTACTTAACAAGCCCTGTGGTGTCAGTTTCTTTGCCAGATGAACTCAATGGAACCAGAGCAACAGGTATTGCCTCAGTAATTGGTGATGGTGTAGTATCGATTTCTGTATCTAATGCAGGAACAGGATACACTCAAGCACCTAATGTTCTTATTCAACAACCTTCTGTTAGAAGAGAGAAGATTGGAATTACCTCATACTTTGGTGATTACGGTAATATCGTTGGTTATGCACATTCGGGTATCAATACTGCGTTTATTGAACTGCATATCCCAGAAGATTCGTACATGAGAGATGTATCTATTGCAGGTGTGGCAGTTACGGTCAGTCAATTGATTCCGGGTGATTTCTTTATTGTCAATGAATCAAATGTGGGTATATTTACTGACAATAACTTTGATGGAAGATATTATGTTAAGAATGCGGAAAATGTAACTAAAGATCTTTCAAGTATTGGTCTTGGTGTAACTACCATTCGAAGAATTGAGTTCACAAGTCAGGGTTATTCTTCTGGTTCCGGTGTATTCGATAATTCCCGTATTTTCGGTGAATATACGTGGGGTAAACTGCAGTTCATAAACAGAGTTCCTACAACTGCTCTAGAATTCTTCCCTGAAGGATATAGCGGATTATCATCATCACCTCTTGTACAAAGATTTCAACCTTTGAAATTCAATAATTATAATGTTTAGATAAATACAACATAGAAAAGGATTCTGTATAGAAGATGGCATACCAAGGTATTAATACGGGCTCATCTCCCAATAGTGGAACTGGTGACTCACTTATTGAAGGTGCCGAAAAGATTAACAGTAATTTTGTTGAACTTTACAACATTGTCGGTAATGGGTCAACAACCTTTGTTGGTATTGTAACTCAAATTACTGCGGGTACTAATGTAAGTATTAGTACCTCATATGGTTCTGTTCAAATATCTTCAAATATTCCGTCACAGATAAACGCTACAAATTTGAATGTAAGTGGTGTTTCTACATTAGGTGTTACCTCAATAACTGGTGCAACATCAATAACAGGTTCTGCAACAATAGTCGGTGCAACATCAATAACTGGTGTTACATCAATAACCGGTTCAGTATTGATTTCTGGCATTACTACACTTGCAAGTAGTGGTGGTATTACTACGACTGGTGGTGATCTTTATGTTGGTGGAGATTTATATGTACTAGACGATGTTGTCTATGACGAAGTTACTGGTAGAAACCTGAATATTGCTGGTGTTGGTACTATAGCAATATTGGGAGTCAGTAGTACTTCTACATTTACTGGTAATGTAAGTCTTGGTTCATCTCTAAATGTAAGTGGTGTTTCAACATTTACTGGCAATGTAAGTCTTGGTTCATCACTGTTGATGAGAGATGATAAACAACTTATACTAGGTGACAACTCAGAATTTACTATCTTCCATAATGACTCTGATGGAAATGTCATTAGGGCCAATGTTGCCAGTTTAAATGTTAAGGCAGATACCCAAAACTACACTAGTGGTGCTGGGACAACTCAAATTATGGCGACCAATGTTGATGGTAACTTTGGTGTTGAATTCTACTATAACAATAACAAGAGACTTGAGACAAAACATGGTGGTGTTGATGTATTGGGTTACTTTAAAGTATCTGGTATCTCCACATTAGGTATTGTCACTGGTGCAACATATTATGGTGATGGATCAAATCTAACAGGAATAGTTCCATCTCTTACTGGAGCGGATGGTTCTGGTATGACTGGTGTTGTGACTTCAATTGTTGCCGGTGCAAATATAACACTCACTGGCGGTCCAACAGGTATTGTTACTATTGCTGCATCAGGAGGTGGTGGTGGTGGTATTACAACCGCCAATATAAATGCAAACACTTTACAAGTTTCAGGTGTTTCCACATTTTCGGGAAGTGTTATAACTGATAATGCAAATTTATCAATTGTTAATACTACTGGCAATAATGCTCATATTACCGTTGGTCAGAATGTAGATGGATCTGGTCAGAATCATCTTGGAATATATTATGGTACTTCCTTAGGTACACCACCCGGAGCAGATATATTCACCTCTAATGGTAATATGAGTTTCTGGGTTGATGGTTCTGGCTTCGGACCTGGTGGTTCAGAAATTGAATTTGGAAACGCTTTTGGTGCTGGTGCTGGTGGTGCCACTTGGATGTCTATGTCTTCTAGTGGTCTTAGTGTAGCTGGTATTGTGACTGCCAGAACTGGTGCTGCTGTTACCTATTACGGCGATGCATCTAATATCACTTCGGGTAAATGGAATCTTGGTGCAGATGGTAGTAATCACTATCAATTTACTGGTCCTGGTGGTTTAAATGCTACAGCAGATCCTGTCATATACCTTGCACGAGGCCAAAAGTATGAATTTGTGAATACTATGAATGCTCATCCATTTGAGATTAGAGTATCAAATGGTGGTGCTGCATATACTAACGGCATATCTGTAGAGGGAACCACATCAAATGGAACTACAACTTTTGATGTCCCGTTTGATGCACCAAACTCACTATATTATCAATGTACTGCTCATGCGGGTATGGGTGGAACTGTTGTAGTATATCCCGACCTGTTTACAGTCTAAATAACAAAAAGTCCGGTAAAAATGGCTGCGATAATTACAGATCAATTACGTATTTTGAATGCGAAGAATTTTGTGGATGATGTCCAAAATTCTTCTAATTCTTACTACGCTTGGATTGGTTTACCAGACCCTGCAGATTTTCAAAGTGACTGGGATTCCAATCCCCCAGCACCTAAAGACAGTTTAAATCAATCCAATGATTATTGGGATACGATGCTCTGTCTTAAGAGGATCAACTCTACTGATGTAAGTCAGGTTGTTAGAAAGATTGTATGGCAGTCTGGAACCACATATGATATGTGGAGAAATGATATTACAAGAGATAATCCATCTCTCCCATCTAATTCATTTGACATTTATGACTCAAATTTCTATGTAATGAATAGTGAATATAAAGTTTATATTTGTCTATTTAATAATGCCAACCCAGAAAATAGTTTTAGAGGTGGTCCATCTCTAGATGAACCAAATTTCACTGACCTAGAGCCTAGAGAAGCTGGTAGTAGTGGTGATGGATATATCTGGAAGTATCTTTATACCATCAAACCAAATCAAATCATTAAATTTGATTCTACAAGTTATATTGCCGTACCAACTGATTGGAATACTAATGCATCTTACGCTCCAGTAAGAGAGAATGCTGCAAATAGTGGTGAAATTAAGATTGTAACTATTAGAAATCGTGGTGTTGGTATTGGAACGGCAAATGTTACATATACTAGAGTACCTATTCTAGGTAATGGTAGAGGTGGAGAAGCTACAGTTGTTGTCAATAATGATGCAAAAGTAGAATCTGTCACGGTTTCTAGAGGTGGTCATGGTTACACTTTCGGCACACTAGATTTAGAGAATGGTGGTGTACCAAATGGAACAATTGCTCCAATTTTTGATGTAATCATTCCTCCTCCTGGAGGTCATGGTGCCAATATTTATTCTGAGCTAGGTGCATATAATGTTCTGTCTTATGCAAGATTTGAAAATGACACTCAAAACCCAGATTTTATTACTGGCAACCAATTTGCCCAAGTAGGAATTATAAAAAATCCAACAAACTACAATTCTTCTTCATTTCTTACCAAAGATAAAGCAAGTGCTCTGTATGCACTTAAATTAGTGGGTACTGGTTATAGTGAAGCAGTATTTGCTCCAGATTCCTTTATAACTCAAACTGTTGGACTTGGTTCTACTGCTGTAGGAAAGGTTGTTTCTTATGATGAACAGACCGGTGTTTTGAAGTATTGGCAAGATAGAAGAACTTCTGGATTTAATACGGATGGAACAAAAAATACTGTACCTGTCTATGGATTTAATCAGCTAGAATTTACTTCATCACCCACTAACGGTGGTACTGTTAATATTGTTCCTACTTCAGGCAATACATTGACTATTGATGCGAACTTTACTGGCGTTTCTACTGCAATAAATAGTAGGACATACTACTTGGGTCAGGAATTCACAAAAGGAGTATCAAATCCAGAATCACAAAAATATTCTGGTGATATCATTTATGTTGATAATAGACCTTCTGTTACCCGATCCTCTTCTCAGAAAGAAGATGTTAAAGTTATCTTGCAATTCTAAGAGATATGCCACAGGAAACTAATCTAAACGTCGCTCCATATTTTGACGACTTTGATCCTGACCAAAATTATTATAAGATTCTTTTCAAACCTGGCTATCCAGTTCAGGCTAGAGAATTAACTGGACTGCAGTCAATTCTTCAGAATCAAGTCGAAGACATGGGCAACCATTTCTTCAAAGAAGGTGCTAAGGTTATTCCTGGTGATTTGACCTATGTCAAAGACTTTTATGGAATTCAGATTGAACCCGAGTTTCTTGGTATACCTGTAAGCATATATCTCGATCAATTAGTCGGGACGATTATTACTGGCAAATCATCAAACGTAACTGCACGTGTTGTAACTTATATCACCGAGGATGAGTCAGATAGAGGAACTTATACACTATACGTCAACTACGAAGACTCATCTTCTGAAGAGGATGTAAGTACTTTTATCAGTGGAGAAATTTTAACCACCAGTACAAATATTAACTACGCATCAACTTTCATTGCATCTGGTGAGGGATTTTGTTCTACGATTCCACAAAATGCTCCTATTATCGGTTCGTCTTTCAACCTTTCACAAGGAATTTATTTCTTGAGAGGTTATTTTGTCGATGTTGCAACTCAGACCCTAATTCTTGATCAGTATAGTAATACTCCATCTTATAGAGTTGGTCTCGATATTATTGAGGAGATCATTTCTTCTGATGTTGACCCATCGTTGAGTGATAACGCTCAAGGATTTAATAATTATACAGCACCAGGTGCAGATAGACTTAGTATAACACCAATATTAGCTAAAAAGCCTCTCGATAATTTTGATGAAAGTAACTTTGTTCAACTTTCAGAAGTTAGTAATGGTGTTCTAAGATCAATTAATACAGATACTGAGTATAATTTCTTAGGTGATGAGTTTGCAAAAAGAACTTTTGATGAATCTGGTCATTATTATGTAAAAGAATTTGTTACTACTGTAAAAAACAGTCTAAACAACGAAGAAGGAAACCGAGGAATATACAATCCCGGTCAAACTACTCAGTCTGGAAATACACCTGATGACAATATCGGAGTTTATAAAATTTCTCCAGGTAAAGCATATGTTAAAGGTTACGAAGTAGAAACTATCGTACCTTCTTTAATTGACTTCCCAAAACCAAGAGCAACTAAGCAATTACAAAATCAAGGTCTTAATTTTGGTTTCGGTCCAACTATAGCACTGAATAGGGTCTTTGGATCTCCGACTATTGGTATCAATACTTCAAATACCCTGAGTCTTAGAAGTAGAAGAGTTGGTGTAAATCAAGAAACTGCGCCAGGTAAAGAAATTGGTATTGCAAGAATCTATGACTTTGTACTTGAGTCTGGTTCTTATGATACAACCTTCCCAAATTTGAATGTTTGGGATCTCTCACTCTTTGATGTTCAAACCTACACTGATATTACACTCAATGAACCAGTAACGCTTAACACATCTTCCTATATTAAAGGTGAGTCAAGTGGAGCAACTGGATTTCTTAAGTATTCGGTAAGTGCAGGAACAGCAATTACTGCATATAGTGTTGAAGGTGATTTCTTTAATGGTGAAAGACTTTTATTTAACGGTGTTCTTGATAATGCAAGATTTGTCACTGAGTCAACTAACTTCTCACTGTCAGATACTAAATCGGTATTTGGTATTGTAGGAACTGGGAATACATTTACTGCAGATATTATTCAAACTCCAGTTTTTGATATTGGTAATGCAACTTGTTCACCACAAATTGCAAATTCTTCAAGAATTTCAATTCCAGTAAATCCTGGCTTCTCTTTTGTTGGTATTGCCACTGTTGGTAACCTCGTAAGGTTCTCTAGAACTAATCTAGATGCAGCAACATTTGCAAGAATTACCGGAGTTGGTAGAACCAATATTACAGTTAGTGGTATAACAACAGTTGCTGGTATATGTGATGGTGCTCTTCCTGCAGGAACTGAGACAGTTTCAAATGTACAGATAATCAGTACTAGAGCTCAACGAAATTCCGGTTCTGGCAATCTTACCGATAATGAATCACTGTATAGTGCATTCCCCAAAAGTAATGTTGCGTCTGTAAACCTGATTGACTCTGATATTGTTATCAGAAGACAGTATAATACAAATATCACATCTAATTCTACTGCGGTTATTAATGCTGGAGATAATGAAGTATTCTTGCCCTTTGACGAAGAAAAATATACTTTAATTCGGTCAAATGGTCAGACTGAGGTTCTTACTGAAGACAAGTTTGTATTTACTAATGGATTTGCATCAGTTCAAATTACTGGTCTGGGTGCAGATGATGTTGACACCACACTTATTACTACAATCAGAAAAAGTAATATTACATCTAAAACTAAACTGAATTCTGTCTCTAATAGTATTATTATCGACAAGTCAAGCTCAGCTGCCTCCGGTATTGGTTCTACGACTTTAGCTGATGGATTGGTTGCAGGAAACTATCCATTTGGAACAAGAGTACAGGACGAAGTTATTTGTCTGAATACCCCAGATGTGACTAAGATTTATGGCATATTCCAATCTGATGATGTGGGAGATCCTGTTGCTCCATTTATGACAATATCTCAAATGGATGGTGTTAGTGGAACAACTAATGATTTACTTATCGGTGAGACACTGACTGGTCAAACTAGTGGAGCCAAGGCAATATATGTAGAGAGATTTACAGATACTAAAGTATATTTTATCTATTTGAATAGTTCAACTTTCCAAAATGGGGAAATTGTATCTGGTAATCTGTCATCAACCAATGGTATTGTCAACAGCGCAAAACTGGGTTCTAAAAATATCACCAAAGATTTTAAGTTCTCTAATGGTCAGAAAGGTGGTTATTATGATTACTCAAGAATTATCAGAAAGGGTTCTGCAGGAATTCCTTCTAGAAGACTGAGGGTTTACTATCAAACTGCATATTATGATCCTGCGGATCAAGGTGATATCACCACAGCAAATTCTTATAATAATTTTGACTATGCTAAATTGTCTACAGTAAATGGACATAGAAATTCAGATATTATTGATGTAAGACCTAGAGTAACTGATTATGTCGTTGCTGCTGGTGCAAGATCACCACTAGAATTTGACGGTAGAAATTTTGTAGATACTGTTGATGGGAATCAACATAGTTCTAACCATATTATTGCTTCGGATGAAGTAATGACTCTTGGTTATGAATATTATCTCCCAAGAGCAGATAGAATTTATATTGATAAATTGGGTTCTATAAGCGTAATTGAAGGTACCCCTCAGGATCAACCAAGACTTCCTGATAGTATCAGTGGAGCAATGAATATTGCAAATGTTTTCCTACCTGCATACTTATATAACACCTCTGATGCAAAAATTAATTTTGTAGAACATAAGAGATATCAAATGACTGATATCGCCAAACTTGAGCAGAGAATTAAAAATCTTGAGTACTACACTTCCTTGAGTCAAATTGAGTCGAATACTCTCAATATGTTTGTAGAAGATTCAAATGGTAATAATAGGTTTAAGTCTGGTATTTTCGTAGATAACTTCTCTTCTCTTGAACCCCAAGATTCTACGATTGGTATCAAAAATAGTGTTGATACTAGAAAAGGTATCTTAAGACCTTCACACTATACTACCGCAGTCAATCTCCAACTAGGAACAACTGCAATTACCGGAATTGGAGAAACTTCGGATACCAACCAAGATTCTCAATTCGCAGAGATTGTTGGTAATGGGATTCAGAGAACCGGAAGAGTTATCACTCTTGACTACACTGACAGATCTTGGCTAACACAACCATATGCAACAAGAATTGAAAGTGTAACTCCTTTCCTAATTCAGTTCTGGCAAGGTAATATTAGGTTAACTCCAGATGTTGATGTTTGGATTGATGTCAATAGACTTGAAGTCAACAACGTAATGATGGAAGGTTCATTCCAAGGTATTGCGGAATCTCTTGGTGCAGAAGTAACAACCAATGCAGATGGTTCAAGAACTGGTGTAAGTCCTGTTCTGTGGAATTCATGGGAAACTGTTGGTGTTAACTTGAACATGTCATTGTCAAATGATCAACAATTCGTTCAAGGTGCGTCTGATGTAGTATCAAATGGTCTTGTAGATAATCTTCTTCGTGGAAGAGATGTTGGTGTTGATCAGATTGTTGATGCAAGTGATGCAATTGTCAATAACATTTCTGCAAGTGGTGGAGTTACACTAGATCAACAAAGATCTGGAACACAATCTACAGTTAATGAAGTAATTGAGACAGAATCTCTTGGAGATAGAGTTGTAAGAAGAGATATCATTCACTTCATGAGATCTCGGAATATTGAAGTTACTGCAACAAGATTCAGACCTTATACTAGACTTTATTCATTCTTTGATCAAGTAAATGTAAACAGGTTTGTTGTACCTAAGTTGATTGAAATTGAAATGATTCATGGGGCATTCGTCGTCGGTGAACTTGTTAATGGTAGATTGAATAACGGTGGTTCTAGAAGAAATAATTCCAGCTCCACTCCACGTATCGACTTTAGAGTTGCAAAGTCTGATCATAAGTATGGTCCATATAATAACCCAACAGATCTTTACGATCAAAGTCCTTATGACAGAAACGTTTCTGTCAATACTGTTTATTCAGAATCTTCTAGTACTGTAAACGTCGATACATTCAGTCTTGCTTCTGAAGATTTTCCACAGTTTAGTGGTTATATCTCAAGAGGAATGATTTTGACGGGTAGGACTAGTGGTGCCCAAGCAAGAGTCACTAACGTAAGACTTATTAGTGATGGTGTTGGTACTGTACAGGCTTCATTCAGAGTACCTGATGGTGCAAACAACGCTAACCCAACGTTTGAAACTGGCAGATCAAGATTTAGACTTACCAGTAGTAGAATTAACAGTCAGATTGAAGGAGCCACAACCACTGCAGGAGAAGGGACATTCTATTCACAGGGTGATGTAGATGTCACTCAAGGAACAACACTCTCTTTGAGAAATGCTTCAGTTGAAACTGAAGACTTTAGTCAATTAAGAAGTCTTGGTGATAATTTCACAACTAATACTATTGCAGTTGAAAGTGGATTTGAAGTTACAACTACAATCGAGCAAGACATCACAAATATCCAGCAAGATTTTATTACTAATGTAACCAATGTTACTAATGTAACGCGTAACAACATCACAAATAATATTATACGAAGACCAACTCGACCACCACGCCGACGCATTTTTGGAGGAGACCCTCTTGCGCAAACATTCCGTGTTGATGATGAGACTGGAATTTTTGTTACTAAAGTCAATGTATTCTTCCAAGCAAAAGATGCAAACCTTCCAGCAACTTTCCAGTTGAGAGAATGTAGACTTGGAACGCCAACAGAGACTGTTCTTGCTTTCTCTGAAGTTGACATTGAACCTGCAAACGTGACCACCAGCGAAGATGGTTCTATTCCATATACCATTACATTAGAATCTCCAGTATTTCTAACCGGTGGAACTGAATATGCTATGGTTCTACTCTCACACTCAGTTGAGTGGAAGGTATGGATTAGTAGATTGGGTGAGGCTGACGTAAGAACTATAGACCAAGAGGCTGGTCAGATTCTTGTAACAGAACAACCTCTTCTTGGTTCTTTGTTCAAATCTCAAAATGCTTCGGTATGGACTCCAAGTCAGTATGAAGACCTTAAGTTTGAGATTTTTAGATCTTCGTTTAACCCTTCTGGTAACGTTCAATTCTTTAACCCAAATCTACCTACATCACTTTCGCAGATTGATCCAACTGGTCTCTCTATGAATTCTAGAGAAATTAGAGTTGGTCTTGGAACTACGGTTCAAGATGCTGATCTAACTGTAGGCAATACCGTCAAACAACTCAATATTGGTGCAACTGGCACATTGGTTGCATTTGCAGGATCTGCTACATCAAATCTTTCACTTACAAATGTGGGTAGTGGGTATGTACCTGCAAGTGGTAGTCAATCATACACTGGAGTTGCGCTAACTTCAATTACTGGTACAGGATTAAATGCTACTGCAAATATTACTATTACTAATGGTTCTGCTACAGCAGCAACTATAAACAATGGGGGTGTTGGCTATGTTGTTGGTGATGTATTAACTCCAGTCAATTTGGGTAGTGTTAATCTTGGTTCTGGAATGCAACTTTCTGTGGAATCGATTCTCGGAAATAACACTCTGATATTGAATAATGTTCAAGGTAATTTTGTAACTAATTCAGGTTACCCATTACATTATGATAACAATAGTGGTATTACGACAGAACTCAATTCTAGTGTTGGTGGAGATGTAATTCCTGTTTCTCCAATAAACGTTGTAACAAATGGTGATTATATTAGAGTGTTCCAAAGAAATCATGGTTTACATTCGAATGTAGATAGACTTACTATTACTGATGTAGTTTCAAATTCTACCCCAATCAGTCTTGCCCAAGAATATCAATTTAATACAACTACATTTATTACTCTTGATGGTGTCGCAACTGAATTCAATAGATTTGAAAATATTGGAGTTGGTGCCACTAATCCTGGCTATGTTAAGATCGGAGACGAAATTATCAGTTACAATGGTGTGAATGGTAGAACACTGACTGGTATTGTAAGAGGAATTGATAATACACAAATTGCAACTCACGATCTGGGAGAACTTGTTAGTAAGTATGAATTAAATGGTGTTTCATTGAGAAGAATTAATAGACAACATCTACTTTCAAATGTTAATGCAAGTGATTTAGTAGAGGCACCTATTGGTCTGGATTACTACTATATCAAAGTTCAGATGAACATTGGTGGTACTAATAGAGCAGTCGGTAATGCAGATGGATTTCCCCCATTGTACTTTAATGAAAGAACTGTTGGTGGTGGTCCAGATGTTGCAGGTTCTTATAACTTACCGTACTCGTTGATTACACCAAAAGTAACTACAATCACGCCAACTGGTACTAATTTAATCTCTCAAGTAAGAACAGTCTCTGCATCAAGTATTTCTGGAAATCAACAGGCATACGCCGATGAGGGGTATGAACAGGTTAATCTCTTCACTAAAAATTACTTCAACTCTCAGAGAATGATTGCATCGCCACTGAATGAGTCTCTATATTTGAATAGTGACGTATATCCTGGCCAGAAATCATTCTCTATGTTGTTCAGTATGTTTACTACTGACGAAAGATTGAGTCCTGCAATTGACTTGGATAATGCTTCTGTAGTCTTTACATCAAACCGAGTAAATAGGCCGGTTACTAATTATGCATCTGACTTTAGAGTCAATGGTACTGAAAATGATCCAAATGCGTTTGTATATGTTTCTAAGAATATTGTTCTTGAGAATCCTGCAACTTCTCTCCAAGTTATATTAGACGCATACATTTCTAACAATAATGATATTAGACTATTCTATGCATTGAACCAGGATACTAGGGCGGAAGAGACAGTCTTTATTCCATTCCCAGGATATTCGAATATTGCTAGTAATGGTTCTATCATTGATATCTCGAACAATAATGGTACATCTGATGTAAGAGTGCCTACGATTGATTCTTATCAACCAGAGCCGTCTGTGAACCTCTACAAAGAGTATAAATTTACAATTGATGATTTGGTACCATTTGGATCTTTCCGTGTCAAGATAGTGAGTACATCGATCGATCAGTCCAATGCTCCACTCATAAGAGCTCTTCGTGCAATTGCATTCGCTTAATATGAACCAGTTAATACCAGTGGAAGGAATGGAAGGTTATTTTAGAGACTCCTCAACCGGAGCCATTCTTAATAAAAATAACCCCCAGTTCCAAGCTTATGTGAAAAACCGAGATAGTATGACTAAGGAGAGGCAAAGACTTGATTCTCTTCAAACTGAAGTACTATCTCTAAAGGGTGATATGAGTGACATTAAGAGTCTACTTTCGGATATTACATCGATGTTAAGACCAGACTATAAATAGTTAATATAGAAGTTCTTATATAAATGGCTCAGCCTACCACCAGACAAGAATTTACCGATTATGTTTTGAGACAACTTGGTGCTCCTGTTTTGGAGGTCAATGTTGCTGACGAACAGGTCCAAGATCTTATTGATGATGCAATTCAATATTTCAATGAGAGACACTTTGATGGTGTTACCCAGGTATATTTGAAGTATCAGATAACACAGGACGATATTAATAGGGGAAGAGCAAGACCACCTGGTGCACCGCAAAATGAAAGTGGAACCACAGGTATTGCATCAACATCAGCTACCGCAAATATTGTAGGAACTGCGACAACATTTACATACTATCAAAATAGCAATTATATACAAATTCCACCTTCAATTATTGGAGTGAATAAAGCATTCCAGTTTGGTGGTGGAATGGGACAAGGAATGTTCAATGTCAAATATCAAATGATGTTGAATGACTTTATTGGTCTCAATGGATTTGGTGCATCTGGTTATGATTTGACATCATATTCAATGACAATGGGTTATTTGGACACAATTAACTTTATCCTGAATACACATAAGCAGATTAGATTTAATCAAAGAACCGATAAATTATATTTGGACATTGATTGGAGCGAGTTGCAGGTTGGTGAGTTTATTGTTCTTGATTGTTGGGCGGCAAATGACCCCAATGAGTATTCAAGAATTTGGAACGATTCGTTCCTGAAACCCTATGTAACCGCACTTGTCAAAAAACAGTGGGGTCAAAATTTAATTAAATTTCAGGGTGTGAAGCTTCCAGGTGGTATTGAATTTAATGGAAGACAGATATATGAAGACGGTCAAGCAGATCTTGATAGGATTCAAGAGAAGATGATGAGTACATATGAACTTCCACCTTTAGATCTTATTGGGTAATACATTATGCTCAACCCATTTTTCCTGAACGGTAGTAAAACTGAGCAGAATCTAGTCCAGAGTCTTGTCAACG